GATGCTTTTACGCCAGATCCAGACAAAGTTTATTTTTTACACGCTGACCTTGCCCAGAAACACGATAAGTGTGCAGTTGCAATTGCTCACGTAGATAAATGGGTAAATATTCAGGTAATTAAAGATTATGAACAAGTAGCACCAATCGTTGTTGTAGATGCCGTAGTTTGGTGGGAACCTAAGGTGGAAGGTCCAGTAAACTTATCCGAAGTTAAAAATTGGATTATCAACCTTCGCAGACAGGGATTCAATATTGGCATGGTAACATTTGACCGTTGGCAGTCTTATGACATTCAGCAAGAATTAAAAGCAGTAGGAATTAGAACTGATACGGTCTCTGTTGCTAAAAAACATTATGAAGATCTTGCCATGATGATTTATGAGGAGCGTGTTGCAATGCCATATATCCCATTATTACTAGACGAATTATCTGAATTAAAAATAACAGATAACGGTAAACGTGTTGACCACCCACGTAAAAAATCTAAGGACCTGGCGGATGCTGTCTGCGGAGCAGTATTTGATGCCATTAGTTTTACACAAAAAGAAAATAATCTTGAGATTGACGTACATACTTGGTCATCTCCAAGGAAAAACACAGATGTCTTTGTTGACAGCAATAGGGGACCTGTGATAGAATATAATGGTAAAGAGATACCTGACGAGGTAAAAGACTACCTTGACAGATTTAATTTACTATAGTAAACTAATAGTCTGGCTTAAAGTCAGAAAAACAAAACAAACAAGGAGAAATAAATTAAATGAAGTCATTTAAGAAAATCGCTCTAGCCATGGTTGCAGCCATGACTACCGCATCAATCGTCGCAACACCTGCAAGTGCTGCTGTAATGACAGTTTCTGCATTCGGTGCTTCGGCACACGCAGGTGCTGCTCTTGCTGCATCAGGTGCTGGATCAGGCGATGCAGTTGCAAACGCAATTCAAATCCCAGTACCTTCAACAAATGTTGTTGATGATACTAAGTCTGTAAAGTTTGTTGCTACTGTTGACACTGGAACAACTGTCACTGTAACTTCTACAAATGCATCTATTGTAACAGCACTAAACACACCTGCTGCTCCAGTTACTGCATCTGCTGGAACAACAACATATTCCGTAAATGTTGGAACTGGTACACAGGCAACATTCTACGTATTCACAAAGACAACCGCAATCGGATCTGTCTCAATCACTAATCAGGGAACTACTCGTACATTTTATGTACAGGGTACAAGCACTGGAGTAAATTCTATTTCTGTAACTGGCTCAGATATTGCTGCTGCTGGAACACAGAATGTATACACAATAACTGCTTTGGACGTATTTGGTAATAAGTTGCCATCTGTCCCACTTACTGCAACAGTTGCAAACGGCACACTTGCTGCAGCAACTGCAACAACAGAATCAAGCGTTCTTGCTACTTATGGTACTGCAGATTTTAAGGTAACACTTCCAACAACTGGCGCAACAACAGTCATTTTTGGTCTTGGTGCTGCTGCAGTTCTACAGGCAGAAGTTGCTGGTTTCAATACTCGTACACTAACTGCTGCTAAGGTAATTACTGTTCGTGATCTTGCTGCAGAACTTGCTACCGTCAATGCACTGCTTACAGCAGAGAAGGCTGGTCGTGCTGCAGATAAGACTGCTGCGGATAAGACACTTGCTGATGCACTAGCAAAGGCTGCTGCAGATGCTGCTGCTGCTAAACTTGCTGCAGATACAGAGGTAGCAACACTTAAGGCAGAAGTTGCAAAACTAAAGGCTGATGCTGTAGTTGCTAAGGCTGCTGCAGATGCAGAACTTGCAAAGGTCAAGGCAGATAATGCTGCTGCACTTGCTGCAATTAAGAAGGCATTCAATTCACTTGCTGTAAAGTGGAATAAGAAGAATCCTTCCGCAAAGGTTGCAACAATTAAGTAATTAAAACTTAAACATTAAGGGCGTAGATTAATTTCTACGCCTTTTTTGTTTATAATAATGATATAATAATCCTATTAGTCTTTTGACTAACAAGGAGAACAGGAAATTAAAAAATTAATAAGAATAATTGCGGTGGGGCTGTTAATATTTGCATCGTCATTATGGCTTATTGATGACGCTCATGCAACTTGCGTTAACTATTTAGAATCTCAAACAATAGCAGCAGCCTACGAAGGCGACCAAATTCCAACGGTACACACAATGGATACCTGCTCAGGGGATGATGTATCTTATCAAATACCAATAGCAACAACCATTACATTTGATGGGGTTGAATATTCAAGCATATACGCTACAACAAACTCTGTAATAACATTTGGCCAACCAGACAACACATATTGGGCCTATCCAAATACACCTTCAATATCTTTATACTCAATGGATTGGTTTGCAGGAATAAATTCTGCACCAAATGGTCTTGATATTTATTATTCAGAGGGTGGATTTCAAATCAATTTGCAGGCATTTCCGTATGGTCAGTGGAATGCACCAGCAAGCAATATTAATATATTAGTGGCAATTACAAATACAGGTGGCATTTCTGTTGCATATAGTTATCAAGGTCCAGAGTATTCTAATCTTAGAACTGGCGTAAGGCTACATGATGGATCTATTGTTTCTTTAGAGGCTTGGGGAGCCACGCAAATTAGTGCTGGGGAAACAATCCCAACACTTGACCCAGAACCTGTCCCAGAGCCTTCACCAACCCCTACAGGACCTACCCAGGAAGAACTTATAGCACAGGAAGAAGTAAGAGTTGTAAATAATTTATTGGCAGCAGCAGCAGGAGTATCAGAAATTGAAGTTGTAGTTCCAGAACCAGATCCTACACCAACACCAGAGCCAACAGAAGAACCAGAGGTTATTCCAGATCCAGATGTTATTGTTGAGCCAGAAATAATTACTCCAGAAGATCCAAGATATCCTGAAGATTTAGAGCCAACGCCTACCCCTTCTTCTGATTCAACAACCAATCCAGAACCGTCTCCAACTCCCGAACCTTTGCCTTCAGAGGACGAATCATCACCCTCACCAGAACCCAGTCCAGAGCCAACCCAAGACCAAGACCAAACAGAAACCACAGAACCTGATCAAACATTAGAACAAACTCCTTCCCAAAATAATTTAATGATTAATGATAGCACAGAAGTATTTGCTAACCTACTAGCAGATTTATCAAACAAAGATTCTTTTATTAAAATGACAGAAGAAGAAAAAGAAACAGCAGCAGATGCATTGGGAGTATCAATTTCTGATATAAAAATCCTTGCTGAAATAATTAAAGATAATCCAGAAATAGCAACGGCATTGGGAGAGTTTAATGATAGAGCAGAGAATGCAACAAACGTATTACCATTTACATTAGCAGACGCAGTAACAGAAGTACAGACAGAAGCATTTTTATCAGACCCATTGGGCGCAATATTTAATATTAATCCAACAGAACTACTATCTAATTTTTCAGAATTAGGAATGGACATGACAGATGATCAAAGAGAAAAAGCACAAGAAGTAATCGTACCAGTAATCATAGCAAGTAACATCGTGGCAGCAGCCATGACAAGGAGGAAATAATGAAAATAGTAAAAAAAATACTTAACTATATATGGGAAGCCATGAAAGAAAGTATCGCACAGGTATTTACTCTTTTAGGATTTTTCATTGCATGGTTAACTCTAACAGGATCGGCAAGAGACATAGTGGGAATAGCAATTGTATTTTCTACATTATTGTGGCTTGCTACTATCCCTCTTAGAAAGGAGGACTAATATGACAAAGAAAAATGTAATGACAACAGACGTAACAAAACCATCAAGTCAAAAGGCACTGTCAAATATTCTTATGCGTATCGTTGCAGTCTTTGCAGCATCAGGACTATCAGTTTTGGGTGCAGGTGCGGTAGTAGGAATTGATACAATCCAGGCTGTTATGCTTGCTGGACTACTAGGTGTAGCAACTGTTATTGAAAGGCTTGCAAGGGCTTTTTTGGACGATGGAAAACTCACCTTGGCAGAAATAAATGATGCCTTCAAAACAGTAGATAAAAAGGCTAATTAGTCATTTTTGACCCTGTTTGACTGCCCTCTCTAGAGGTGGTATACTTAAATATACCTATCTGGAGAGGGCTTCTGCATGACCTGTATTGCTGTAGTTAAACATGAAGATAAAGTCTATATGGCTGGTGATCGTGGTGCCTCCGATGATAATACTATTCTTG